TATTGGCGCCACGACCAACAACAGAGAAGTTGGTCATACCAGTTCTATGTTCAATATGTTGTCCAGTGCGCTCAGGGAACTGTGATGAATAGATATACGGCTCAAGGAACTCGATGCACACGGTGGGTAGTGTCCAATCTGACTCTCTTATAATCTCTCCCTTGTGAACTACCTGATTGCCAGCACAGCAATATATTTCTTTACATGCATGCAAGATCTCTTCAGGAACTTGCTCAGTTGTTTTAGGATAGTCTGAGCCAGTTGCAAGGTAAACCTTTTTGTCTTTCATCCACTCAATAAAGAATGAAGCAAATCCTTCATCCATACTTTGACGGCTAGGAGTAAGTGTGCCGTCTACATCAAAGATATAATTCACGCGCAAATCCTTTGAAACCATGATGGCTGTTCACGTTTAGTCCATACCATCTTGAATCTTTCTTGTTTAGTTTGATAGAATGCTTGATAAGCTTTGACAGGATCGCCAAGAGCAATACATTCAGGATTAGATTTCATAGCAAGCTTGAACTCGGTTTGCTTGCCATAAGGAATATTCAATGGCATTGTACTTAAGATCTCACGTAGTATCTTATCAGTCTTATGAATTTTGCCATAGCGATATGTATACTCGTCACAAAGAGCTTCAAAGTGAGCATAGTGCCACTTGTAATTATCTGAGCTTTCCATTGTCCATACAGTACACGGATGATGCATATGCACAGCTTTGTAAAGAGTTTCTTCGAAATATGTATTGTTGAGCTTCCAGTACTTGACCATAGTCTTACCAGACTTTGATGGCCTACGTTCAACATCACCATCAAGCATACGATGAGCTGTTGACAACATTTGACCAGACTCGACAATCATTTTAGGTACGTGCTTATCGCACTGCTGCTGAGCAGCATACACCGGATCGGTGTCAAGGATGAATAGATTCATAATAAAGCTCCCATAATCATAGTATTATTATACCAAATTATGGGAGCTTTGTAAACCATTTTATGCAGTTAATGCGTCTTCAATTGCCTCCTCAATATACGCCTTCTTCTTTAAGATTTTAGTAGCTTTTTCTTCTTGGCCACGTCGGACAAGTTTTTGTGCATAGTGTTCTAACTCCTTAATGTCTCTTCTAAGTCTTTCAACCTGAATCTGTGGCATATGTTTTTCCTTTTAGAAACGTAAAAACCGGCCTCTGCAGAAACTGCATAGCCGGTCATACTGGTTTGAGTTGAATTGAAACGCATTTACTGTGTCTTAATCAGACCTGGGAATGCCTCCTCTACAATTGGAAGTGAGATACCGTCAATTGGTTTTTTATTGGTCATGTTGATCACTATTTCTGCGTCCTTTGGATGGACACCTTCAAGCATTCCGATATACAACTTTTCTCTTTTGAACTTAGGCATATCAGGTCCGTTCACAAGAAAGTATTGAAATTTCTTATGTTCTCTTAGAAGATTTGCCGGATGATTGTGTGCCTGAGAAGGTTCGTAAGGCGGAGCGCCAACAGGTAGATTCCATCTGATTGTTTCATCATAGGTTCCTCTCAAAACGTCTTTGAGAGCCCATGACTCGTTTTCTTGTAAAAACTGGACCTTGTCAGCCTTATGTCTTTTTTTGGCTGCAGTTTCCAGCACCTCGTGAATAGCCAATGCCATGCTAAATAAACTCCTGTACAACTTCAATCAAACGTTTGCACCGTTTCTGGACAAGATATGGAAACACTTTACTTTTGTTTTTCCAAGGGTCCTGCCCTTCAAATGTATTTATAATTTCTTCAATTACAGCGGGCGGTGTTGAACGTAAATCGATAAGCCGCATATTACGTTGAAAGTTTCGATATACTTCCTCGCCAAGAGCTTCAGGGTTTTCCATAAGGATAGCTTTCTTCTTAGCAGAAAGTGGTGTTTGTCTACGTCCTTCTACAAATACGTTGTCATCTGAAAGGACATTAGGTACTCCATCACCGGCATCACCAGTCAAGATCTTTTCCATTAGATTAACTCGTGGATTGTCTTCTACAACTGGCTTCTTCACCAATGGAGAGAATTGCTTTACATTATCATATCTTTGTAATTGCTTAAAGTCATGATCAGCAGACACAATCATAACGTCTTCATAATTACCGAACTCCTGAGTATTCTCAACAAGATGAGCGATAACATCATCGGCTTCACAACCCCAAACGTGCATTACCTTATAAGGAAAGTTTTCCTTAATCTCATCACGAACCATGTTAGTGATTTCAAATACACGATCCCAATCAATGGATGATTTATCACGAGACTTTTTACGGCTTGCTTTGTACTGTGGAAACACGTCTTTCCGCCAGTTACCACCGGCATCAGCAACGATAACCACATCGCCGTACTCTTTGAATTTTTGCTTGTACATACGAATAGTATTGAGAATCATGTGGCGAATCATGTCCTCGTCAGTATCAAGCTTTTGTGTCACAATATTGCCGATAGCAATTCCATTATAATCGATGATAATCATTACAAATCCTTTTCCATTTTGACTATTATACCACAGTCTTCATGAAAAGTAAACTACTTTTTTATATGTTTTGCGTGAATTTTGCAGCCGATGAACTCGTTGTAATATTCGTCAGACAACAGGACATCATGTTCAAATTGTAGCTTTGCTTCGTAATAAGAGCATTCGCCCTTAGTCTCACATAGCTTCAAGATTTCCCGTTTGTAATTGTCAAAACCTTTTTCTTCGATGAGGTTTTTAACTGTAATGGAGGAGCCGTAGTATTTTCTCCAATCGGACTCAACACGAGTCTTGACGCGCCGTTTACGAGTTTTCGTGATAGGGAGAGTTTTGGGTTTCCAGAAAAACTTTTTGCCAATGTATTTCTTACCCGTATCTAGTTCTGTAATTAAATAGACGAAACCCTGGTATTCTTCCGGGGTTTCGTCAAATATTTGTTCATTGTATAACCAAGTCATACAATTATATATTACTTTGCTACAGGAATCAATCCCTGTTCGTACAGCACACCGTCTTCGCCAATCATGTTATCTGACATGAACAGCTTGACATATTCTTCAATGCCTGGGACTACACCAATGTGCTTGTCTTTGACATAGAAGTAAAGAGGACGAGATACTTTATAAGAAGCATCTGCAATAGTATCGAATGAAGGATATACTCCATCAATTGTTGCAGCCTTTACTTTATCGGTGTTCTGGTCTAAGAAGGAAAATCCAAATACACCAAGTCTATCAGGATCACTGACCAACTTTTCAATAATTAGATTATCGTTTTCAGTCATCTGAACAACGTAGGAGCCATCTGAGCGAACAGCTGTGCAGTTTGCCTTTGCTTTTTTCTTTTCCATGCCATATACCTTGCGACATACGTTATGCATGATTAGCTCAACAAATGCATCTCTTGTTCCAGATGTTGTTGGTGGAATCATCATGTCAATCTTCTTATTAGGAAGATCAGGATTGATTTGATTCCAATGTGTGTATTTGTTTTCTTCGAATGTTTCTGTTTCTGGATTCCATACTACAGCCGCAACTGCTTTATAAATGTCTTCCTTTGCCAGACTGTAGTCTACACCTTCTAATGAATTTGAAATTGTAATACCGTCATAGCCAATAAGATATTCGATTGGCTCGATACCAGCATCTCTACACATAGCAACTTCTTTTTCTTTGATTGCTCTCGATGCGTTTGTAATGTCTGGTGTATTGGTTCCGATTCCGGCGCAGAACATTTTAAGTCCACCACCTGAACCAGTTGATTCGATAACAGGCGTTCTGAAACCAGCCTGCTGTCCAAATTTTTCTGCCACAGTTGTAGCAAATGGGAATACCGTAGATGAACCCACGATAGAAATTTGATCACGAGCATACGCAGTTGACGCCGACACTACCATGATCGCCGCTAGAATAATTGTTTTCATTCGATTTTTTTCCTTTCGATATGTCAAAGGAGCAGACAGTCAACGCCCTGCTCCTTTGATTACTTATATCTAAAAATGTTATATTTTAGTTACACTTTTGTTAAACTTTAATAGTCTTCATCCCCGAAGTCTAACTCTTCTTCAAGCATTGTCGATGATGCTCGCCGGCCGCAACATGGACAGAATTGAACTTCGGCGTCTGCTTGGACTACTGATTCTTCCTCACATTCGTCGCATTCGATTCTAAATTCCTTCATGCTACTAGCGACTCCTCATTCCAGCCCCAATCATCGCCTTCCATACCGTTTACAGAATATTCGGTGACTCGCTTTTCAAAGAAGTTATCGTGTGAAGCACCGTTCAGTACCCAATCCAGCCAAGGCAGCGGATTGTCCTTTACGCCAAACTTAGGCTTCATACCAAGCTGCAGGAGTCTACGGTCTGCAATATGACGAATGTATTGCTTTACTTCATCCTTTGACAGGCCTTCGATTTCTACACCACTTGAATAGGCTAGGTCGATGAACTTGTCTTCAAGCTTTACAGCCTCTTTTGACATGTTGTAGATCTTTGACTTCAATTCATCGTTTACAACTCTTGGATGCTCTTCACAGAATGTTCTGAACAGCTTTGAGTTACCCTGTACGTGCATTGTTTCATCGCGGATAGACCACTCAACGATTGTACCCATACCCTTCATCTTACCGAAACGCTGGAAGTTAAGCAGCATAACAAAAGATGCAAACAATGACATACCTTCATTAAACACCGATTGTGCCAGAGCCAGAGCCAAACCAGTATGAGTGTTTGGATTACCTTGAGCCATGAACTCAATCTTATCTGCCATTTCTGAATACTCGAGAAAAGCGTGGAACTCTTCATCTGGCAAGCCAAGTGTATCATTCAATAGAGCATATGCTCTATGGTGTACACCTTCTCTGGTTGCAAATGATGAAAGCATGTTACGTACTTCATTATTCTTAAACTTTGGAATCAGTAGCTCAAAGTAGTTCTCACCAACTTGCACGTCAGACTGTGTAAACAGACGAAGTACGTGTGTAACGAATTCTTTTTCGCTTTCGGTTAGTTTAGTGCGCCAATCCTGCACATCTTCAGAGAGCTCTGCCTCATCTTCTACCCAATGAATCTCTTCATGTTTCTTTGTTAGTTCCACTGCCCATGGATAGTTGAACGGTTTATATGTTTTTGAAATTTCTAATAGCATTTATCCCTCGCATGCACGGCATTCATCACCGTTCTCTATTGTCATTGGCTTGTTAAAGAACTCCATCAGTTCGTTATGGCCACCTACGTATTGACCGCTGACATAAATCTGAGGGACAGTTCGTACC